GGCAAATAATAATTACGATTCTAATTTACGAAAGTATGCGTGGATTATTGGGACGATTGTGGTACTTTATAGTGCGATGTTTATCGGATTTATAATGAGTATTTATCAACGAATTTTTAAACCCTGTAAAGAAGACAAATAAATGGAAAAAAACAAATTAAACATAAACCTAACAGAGTACACATATGATTGTAGTGATGGTTGTTGCACTACTTATGGGACAATAACAACTGTTAACGGTGTGGAATTACCGTACAACAACCAAGACACAGAAACCATATTACGTCAAGTGCTTGAGCACTTAGGGTACGAAGTGAACATCGAATATAGTTACGATTACTAAAAACAAGTTTGGCTACCCAAAATAAAGGTCGTATATTTACAACATGAAAATAATAGAGAAATTAAAAGACGGTTACATTCCATATAAAGTATATGAGGATGTTGAATTACAATTCAAAAACTTTGTAAAATCTGTACGAGTGTTGCCCGCGGATTTTTTCCATGAGCCCAACGAATATTTCACACTAAAAGCAATGTATAATCCAGGTGAGAAAAAAACATTTCCAAATGGTGGATTTGAAGTATACTACGGTGATGGTGGTTGTGTATATAGTTATGATTTAGATCAAGTGATTGTACACCCATATGTTCTGGGAATTAAAACATTTGGTAATAAAGAAAATACAAATGAAGTTAAAATCTCTAAACCTAAAAATACCACACCGGGTAAAAAAGGTCGTAAACCATTATCCGTAGAAGAGAAGGCAAAACGTGAACAAGAAAAAGCATTAAAACATAGTAAGAGTAATGGTAAGCGAGGTCGTCCATCTAAGTACACGCCTGAAGAAAAAGCGGTGCGACAAGCCAAAGTTGAGGCTAGTAAAGGCGGTAAACGTGGTAGAAAAAAGCGTATATAAGTATTGATGTATTGGGGGTTTGGTAAGCATTTAGTTAATTAAAAATAATATATAAAATGGAAGATAGAATACAAGTAAATGGAGAGTGGTACGTTAAAGAATTAACTACTCCACCTGTAAAATTAGATTTAACTCATTTTGAGGGTTGTGTACATGAAACTGATAAATACTGTTTTGAAGTAACACGAATATATAGGGACTATGACAAGGTTGAATTTTATTCTGATTGTATAGATATCAAATTTACAGATAAACGAACACAACCTAGGAAAACGGATGATTGGGATAATACTAGTTGGTTACGTGGAATTTATGATAATGATAGAACATCTATAAATGAGGCGTTAGAGGTGATGGATATGGATGGGGTTACAGAATTAAAAGCACTTGTTGGAGAGTTGATAGAAAAAGGTTGGATTAAGTATTACAATTGTGAAAATATTAATATAGGAAAACCTGAAACAGATCGTAGAATACCTGGTATAGGTTGTTAAAATAAATAAATGATGGAATTATTAAATACACACCCAATTAAAAAATCTGATTTAGGTTTTCATGGAAATCTATTTGGAGGAAAATTATTAGCATGGATTGACTCAGCAGCCGCTGGTTACTCAATGCAATTATGTGATAGTCCAAGAATGGTAACTGTGTCTATTGATAAATGCTATTTTGAGAAACCAGCAAAAGAAGGCCAGTTATTAAAGATTTATGGATATCCTAATAAACTAGGTAATACATCATTAACGTTGTATATGGAGGCTCGAGCACACAATGTGTATACAGGTAATCAAATTGTTGTATTAAAGACTAACATAAGATTTGTTAGAATTGATGAAGAAGGAAATCCAATCCCTATTAATGAGAAAGGTAAAAATAGAATTACAAAATTAATTGAAAGTTTAAATAATGAACAAAGTAAATAAAGACAACCCACCATACATCTCAGACGACTTTCAAATAGGCCCAGACGGTGCCTTCGAACGTCTTGAAATAGACAAAGATGAATTATATAAACTCTACATGCAATGGGTAGATGAAGTATCTGAAGAGTGTGATTGGAAGACTTCATTTAGTCCAAAAGAGATTGTACACGCTATTGTTAATATATTAGAAATAAACCCTCAATTAATAAACAACAATAACATATATAGAATAAACAATAAAGAGTTATGAATAATAAATTAGATAAAGCATACACAGACCTACTCCAAGACATCTTGGATAACGGTGTTACAAAACAAGACAGAACAGGTACAGGTACCACTTCAGTATTTGGTAGACAAATACGTCACAAAATGAGTGAAGGGTTTCCATTACTTACAACTAAGAAGATGGCATGGAAAACTATGGTAGTTGAATTATTATGGTTTTTACGTGGTGATACTAATATTAAATTCTTAGTTGATAATGGTTGTAATATTTGGAATGGTGACGCTTTTAAGAATTACATCAGTAAGACAAATGAATATAAAGGTGATTGGCCCGATACGATGGATGAGTTCATCGAACGTATCAAAACAGATGATGAGTTTGCTAAGAAGTTTGGGGATTTGGGAAAAATTTATGGGGCACAATGGAAAAATTGGGGTGAATGGGCTACGATTGATGTACCTAAAAAAGTTCTTAAACCAGGCATAGACCAAATCCAAAATCTAATCAACAACCTTAAAACAAATCCAGACTCAAGACGATTAATGGTTAATGCTTGGAATATTGGAGAGTTAGACCAAATGGTTCTTCCGCCTTGTCATTATGGATTTCAAGTTTATACAAGAGAGTTGAGTGAAAAAGAACGGTTACAAATATTATTACCAAATGTTACAGAACAAGCAGATGGGTTAATGGCTTTTGGTTTAGAATTGTTAATAAAAAAAGCAGATGAACAAAATATCCCAACTAGAGCAATCTCTTTAATGTGGAATCAAAGATCAGTAGATACATTTTTAGGTTTACCATTCAACATTGCTTCTTATGGCTTATTATTAGAGATCATTGCTACTTCAGTTAATATGGTTCCTGATGAACTAATTGGTAATTTAGGTGATGTACACTTGTACAATAACCATATAGAACAAGCAAAAGAGCAAATTGGTAGAGAACCATTTGAATTACCTAAACTAAACATTAACACAGAGTTTTGGCCTTATGAAGGTGGTGAGTGTGGTGTAGGTCCTTTGGATGCTGTTAAAGTGTTTGAATCGTTTAAAAATGACAACTTCTGCAAATGTTTATTAGAAGAAGATATTCAGTTAAGTAATTATCAATCTCACCCAATAATTAAAGCACCTTTATCCAACTAGATTATGAAAACAAGAATACATGTAAATCAACATAATATACGTTCTAATAAAACTAAAGGAACTAATTTACCTGTTATAACAGTTAAACAAGGTAAAACGAATACATACTGTAATGAAGTTGAGATTCTAGGACCAAGTCGAATAATATATGGTGGGGATGGACATGGTGCTAAACCACTGCTATCTTGTGGTGCTAGGGTTATAATAGAAACAGAATCAGATGTACGAATAATTAACCCAATAATCTAGAATTAACATATATTTATTAGTATGAATTAAATACTATGAAAAAATCAGCGCATAATTCTTATAGATATCAAGACAACCGTATTATAACCTTAGGTGATATTGACGAAGAAAATGCTAACGATATCATACAATTCATACACGAAATCAACTATTTAGACGCGGAAAAAACTGAGAGTAAACGAGACCCAATAACTATCATCGTTAACTCGTATGGTGGTGATATATACCGGGGTTTCGGTGTTGTAGACGCTATTATAGATAGTGTTACTCCAGTTCATACAGTATGTTATGGTGCTGCTTTATCAATGGGATTTATTATAATGGCTTCAGGACATAAACGTAGTGCTAGTAAACATAGTACCTTCATGTATCATGAAATATTATGGTCTTTAAATGATGAAAAGTTATCATCACATAAACGTGAAGTTGAAGAAGGTAAACGAATCATGAATATATATGACTCTATTATATTAGAAAGTACCAATTTAACTAAAAAACAGTTAGATATTGTTAAGAAAGAACATAGAGATTGGTACATGAGCGCTGAAGATGCGCTAGTTTACGGAATAATTGATGAAATTTGTTGAGAAAAATTTGGTTACCTGAAATTGGGGTCGTATCTTTAATTAAACAAAAAATATAAAGGTTATGTTAAACATTAAAGGTAAAGAATTCTTAAGTCAAGAACAAATTAAAACAATTGCACCATCAGTATTTACAGCACAAGGTGCGGATTCAACATCAGAAAAATATTCACACATCCCAACCAATCAAATTGTTGAGGATATGGCATTATTAGGATGGAATGTAATCGATGCTAAGGAAGTTAAAGCTCGTAAGCAAATTGGTTATCAAAAACATTTAGTTGTATTCCGTAATAATGATATAGTCATTAATGGTGATGATGGTGATACAGTTTATCCACAAATTTTATTAACAAACAGTCATGACGGTAAAAATGCATTTACATTTACTGCAGGACTATTTAGAATGATTTGTGAAAACGGATTAGTAGTATCAACTCAAGAATTTGAAAATATGAAAATTCGCCATTATGGTTATGATTTTGAAACACTTCAAGATACTATTAAACAAATAGTTGAAAGATTACCATTGACAGTTGAGTCAATGAACAAGTTTAAATCTAAAAAATTAAATCAAAAACAAGCAGAAGAATTAGCAACCAAAGCATTATCGGTTCGTTTCTCAGAAGATGAATTATCTAACATAAGTGTTGATATTAATGGTTTATTAACACCAACTCGTAATGAAGATAAAGGAGATGATTTATGGAGTATTTTTAATGTACTTCAAGAGAAATTAGTACATGGTATGTTTAATTATTCATACGCTGGTAAGAATCGTAAAGCTCGTAAAATTAAAAATTTCAACCAAGATATGGTTTTAAACGAGAAATTATATGATTTAGCTTTAGAATACGCTAACTAATAAATATAGGACCTTTAGCTCAGTTGGTTAGTAGCAGCACACTCATAATGTGAAGGTCGTAGGTTCAAGTCCTACAAGGTCCACTTAAATATCCTGAAATGAAATATATCCCGAAGAAGCCGAAATATATAACACCAGAAGAAGCTGAAGAATATATCAATGTAGATGATGATATTTTAGGATATCCAGCTGAATATTTTACACGTGTTCAGTGTCTTGAAGAAGGATGGGAGGAATGGGATGATGTATTTTATTACACTAACCGTAAAAAGCATCCATTGGTTAGAACAGGTGAGGGTAAATATTGGATATATGTTTTATCTAATACTTCAATGCCAGATATGGTTAAGATAGGTCATACTAAATTAACACCAGAAGAACGTGCTAGACAAATATCATCGACTACTGGAGTACCTACACCGTTTGTAATTGAATTTGCATTTAAATGTCATGAAGGTGAATTTTTAGAAAATGAAATTCATAGATCTTTAGATATGTACCGGGTGAGCAATAATAGAGAATTTTTTAAATTACCCATCAATGAAGCGATAGATATTGTTAAACAAATAGGACAAAAATATATTTAGAAAAATTTGGTTATCTGAAATTAGGGTCATATATTTATGATATAAGAAATGAAATTAAAATTATTGAAGATATAAAGGGGTTGGAATTAAGGTACTTAACAGGTACTCACGAATAGGTTAAATGGTAGAAAATGTACCACCTACTATAAGCCTTAATTGCCCAAAGTTAGTAAATATTAATTAATAAATAAAAACAAACAAAATGAAAAAAACAATTTTTACAGCGATTGCAATCGCTACCATGTTCGCAATTTCTTGCAACTCTAAAGAGACAAATACTACAGTTTCTACAGAAACAGTAATTGATTCAACTTGTGTTGATAATACTGATACAACACACGTTGTTAAAGCTGACACTAGCTGTTGCGCTGATTAGTAGGTTTTTTGAACAATTTAAGGCACCAACATAACCGTTGGTGCTTTTTTTAATATATATTTATAGACATGGATGTAGATAAATTATTCGCATTATTCGATCATAAAAACGGAGATAAGCCATTATCTGAAAATGACAACACTATTATTGAATTATATGAGACTCCGTTGTTTTGGATTAGTATGTTTGAAAAATTGATACAAAATAATAATGTATTTAACCACCAGCTTGAATTAATGTTTAAACATGATGAACATTATGACCCTGGATTATTGATAGAGGCTGGTGATATTATTGTTTATAGTCGGGCTTATTCATTTATAGAAATGCTGGATTTAAATAATGATGATCATAGAAATGCTTTGCTGATTAAATTTAAGCAAAGTTACCTAGTCAATAACTTAACCTCAGCCATGAACTTTTTTATCAAATATGAAGAATATGAAAAATGTGCGGTTATAAAAGAAATTTTAAAGCTCTCCCAGGAAAATTTGGAGGTATAAAAAATAAATCGTATTTTCTAATTACGGATTTAAGGGAATTAGGATAATAAGAGAGAGAATAGGAAACGAGGTGAGATAAGAGGGGAGAGAATGGAACATTTAATATAAAATTTAAAATACAATATATGGTAAATCGTGAAATAATTAGACGAAAATTAGAAAAAGTGGAATCGGGTTTAGGTAAACTAGATTTCTTAGTTAAAAGAGGAGGTGATGGTGAAATGTTTTTACAAACTACAGCCGAACTGAAAGAATTAGTTGATGAAATTAAGGCATTCATTGAATATGAACCTAGATCAGCAAATGAAATAAACTCATCTTATTAATAAACAAAAATAAAAGTTATGAAATTAACAGCAGAACAAATCCAAGAGAACTGGAATAAATTTATAGGCTATATAGATACATACATCTCAGAACCTAGGGCATCTAAATTAAAAGCATTTTATGAACAATATTCGGAACGAATTATTATAATGCCCGCTGCCCATAAGAAAGAATACCATAACGCATTCCCAGGAGGATATGTTGAACATGTTAATCGTGTTATTGAAGCCGCACTTAAAATTAACTCAATATGGGTAGAATTTGGAGCAGAACAAAATTACACTGTTGAAGAATTAGTATTCTCAGCTATGAATCATGATTTAGGTAAAATGGGGGATGAAAATAATGAGTCATATATTCCTCAAACAGATCAATGGCGTAAAGATAAATTAGGTGAAGATTATACATTCAATAATAAACTTGAATTTATGTCCGTTCCAGATAGAGGTTTATTTTTATTAAATTCACATGGGATTAACTATACTAAAAATGAATGGTTAGCTATTAAATTACATGATGGGTTATACGATGAATCAAATAAACCATATCTTATGTCATGGGCTCCAGAAACTAAAGTTAGAACAGCATTAGTACATATCGTACACCAAGCTGATTTATTAGCTGCTAAAATAGAATTTGAACGTGAATGGTTCCCTAAATTTAAAGGAGAAACAAAAGATGTAAAAACTAATTTTTCATTAGGTTCAAATAATTCAAATAAACCAAATGCTAAAGCTGCTAAAACTAAGGTTTTAGGAAATATGAAATCTGAAGGTCTTAAAAACTTATTAAATAATATATAATGGTACTAACATACGTTTTAATCGCGTTAATTTTAATTTTAAGTTACACTACTTTTAATTTATTACGCAAGAATGAAAAATTAGAAGACATGGTTGAAAACCAATCTAAAATTTTAAGTGGATACATGTCTTATTTAAATAAAATAGCAGATATTATAGAACATTCTGATAGAAGACTTAAAGAAGTAGATTCTAAAGGTTCATTTAAAAGTGACGATGAGGTAGGTTTCTTCTTTGAGCAATTATTATCAATACAAGAAGTATTGAATAAATTTAATATTAAAAATATATAATGGTAGAAGAAGTTGTAGTAAAGAAGAAAAAGAAAAAGTCTAATGTTTATTTTACACAAGACACAGAAAATGCTATTGTAGAGTATGTAGTAAGTACTGATGAAGAGGAGCGTAATAGAATATATAATGAACGAATTCATCCTGCTTTTTTCAAATTAACTGAAAATATAATACACACATTTAAATTCTACTATACTGAAGTAGATAATATTACTGACCTTCAACATGAAGTTATTATATTCTTACTCAGTAAGATTCATTTATATGATCAAAGTAAAGGTACTAAGGCATTTTCTTACTTTGGAACTATAGCTAAACGTTACTTAATATTATCTAATCAAAATAACTATAAAAAACAAGTAGAAAAAGTACCTATAGCTTCTATTGAAGAAGATGAAAAATTTTCATATCAATTAGATGATGTGAAATCATCTGTAATTAGTACTAATTTATCATTTTTTATAGACAAATATGTTGAGTATTGTACAAATAATATATTTGAATTATTCCCTAAAGACATCGAGGCTCAAACAGCTGATGCTATTTTGGAATTATTCCGTAAACGAAATAGTTTAGATATATTTAATAAAAAAGCACTTTATATATATATCCGTGAGATTATTGATGTAAAAACATCAAAAATTACCAAAGTAGCAGATAAATTACATAGTATTTTTAAGAAAAAATATTTATTTTATTTAGAAGAGGGATATACAAATTTTTAAGTTACATATTTATAATAAATTTATACACATGAGTGCATTAGATAATATAGTATTTAGTAAGAAAAAATTTAGCGATATTTTAGAAGAGATATACGATAACCAAAAGAAGAAAGAAAAACAAATATCTGCTTTAATATCTGAATTAAAACCATTGATTAATGATATAGGTGATGCTACCTTAATAGTACCATTAATTAAAGAGTACATGGAGATAGGTGTAAAGAACGATGAACAACTTATCAAAATGTCTACTATTATTCAAAGAATATTAAACTCATCATCAGTTGACGCTAGTGATTATGGTATATCTGAAGAAGAAAAAGCTCAATTATTAACAGAAATACAAAAAATCCACACAGAAAATAACTAATGGCTACTAAATACGGATTAAATTCATTTGTCAGTGCTCAGATTAATCAACAATCTGGAATTATTAATCAACCTCAATTTGTTCCGGTTCGTGTTAAAAGTATAATACTTAATGAAGAACATCCAAAATTTAAAGAATTAGGTGAATGGAATTCATTAGGAGCTATAGAATTTGAAGATGTATCTAACCCATCTGGTATATCAAATACATTATCAGTAGCTTATCCTTTACATCCTAATACTAAAAATTATCCTTTAGTAAATGAAATAGTATTTTTAATGGCGTTACCTAGTACAGGAATTGAATTAACATGGAACGCGACTCGTCCATATTATGTTAATATTGTTTCATTATGGAATCATCCCCATCATAACGCTTACCCTGAAAATTCTTTCGTACCACCACCATCACAAGTAAAAGATTATACTCAAACTGAAGTAGGTAGTGTTAGACGTGTCACTGATCAAAGTACTGAAATATATTTAGGACAAACCTTTATAGAACGCTCAAATATTCATCCATTACTCCCATTTGAGGGTGATATAATACAAGAAGGAAGATGGGGAAATAGTATAAGATTTGGTTCAACAGTTGCAAATAGACAAAATAATTGGTCTACTACTGGTATTAATGGAGACCCAATAACAATATTACGTAATGGACAATCACCATTATCTAATGAGGAAGGATGGATACCCATTACTGAAGGTATAAATGAAGATTTATCTTCAATATATAGTACTAGTACTCAAAAAATACCATTAGAAGCATCAAGTACTAGTTATGTAAGTTATAAAACAGACCCACCTACTAACCCTAAAGAATATAAAGACAATCCACAAATCATCCTAAATTCAGGACGATTAATATTTAATACCACTCAGGATCATATATTATTAAGTTCTAAAAAATCTATTAATCTAAATGCAGTCTCATCTATTAATATTGATGCTCCAAATACTATAATACAATCAACTAATGTTTATTTAGGTTCCAAAGATGCTACAGAATCAGTATTATTGGGGGATACAACAGTCTCATTATTAAAAACATTAGTACAAAATTTACAATCTTTTACACAAATATGTAGTACATTAGTAGGTGTACCACCTGGTACTCCTTTAGCTCCATTAAATGCTGTTGCATCCCAATTAACTACAACATTATCTCAATTGAGTACTAATTTAGATAATATTAAATCAAAATATGTAAAAACAGCATAATGGCATCTTCTTCAAACTATACAAATAGTATTATTGATTTTCTTAGATCTAAAGGAATAGATTCTTCTTTTGCAAATAGAAAAAAACTAGCTGAAGAAAAAGGTATACAAAATTATACAGGTACCGCTAGTCAAAATATAAGTCTTATTAAGAAAATTAATAACCCAACTCCAGAATTAAATACTTCTGAAATATCTCCTACTCAAAACCGTATAAATTCTACCCCTATTTACATAATTGGTATAACAAATCCAATATCTACAAATGAAAGAAATTATAGACAGGAAATTACTTTCACCATAGAAGGATCTATAATAAAAGTAACTACGACTTTTCCCAATTCTCCTCCTGAGAGAGACGACAGTCTTAACTCAACAGAAGGTGCGGACGCTTTTTTACAACTCATAGATACATATCAATATGATAATTTAGCAGGTACAACTCTTACCAATGAATTTGACGATACATCTCCAAATGAACCCATATCTAATGAAGATTATGAAAAACTAGCAAATGGTATGCTAGAGAAGATCATAGAGGCTTTTTCAAAAGAAAAAATAGATAAAACATTTACTATCATTGAAGTTATTCCTCCCCTTCTTTCTACCCCACCCCTAGATAGTATTGGTGAAAAAGTACCAACCCCATTAGATATAGAAAATACAAGAAAAAAAGAAGCAGAGCAAATTAAAAGTGATAATACTAAAATTATAGATGTTGATTTACCTGCTATTGAAAACGCAACCCCAGAATCATTAAAAGCTAAAGGTAATGCTAAGTTGAGTAAAGCTATAACAGCTTTAGGTAAAAAAATAATAGTAGTATTAATACCTATTGCTATTGGTATTGTTAAAAAATTTATTACTCAAATAGTAGAAAATGAGATTAAAAAATTAAAAGAAAAAGTACCAAAAGAACAACAAAAAATTCAAGATCAAATTGATGCTTTAAATGAAAAAGTAAAAAATGGTATTAAAGGATCAGAAACAGAAGCATTAATAAAAACATTAACTGCTAAAAAAGAAGCAATACCTGTAACTTTACAAATTGCTGAAGATAATTTACGCACCCAATTGATAAATTTTGGATCATTCACATTTAATGAACTTCCTAAACAAATAGTTACAATATTAAAAACAGTATTTGCTGATGGTTGTCCAAATCCAAATGATTCTACTATTAAAGAACTTATTGCCACTCGAAATAATTTAGTAACATCTTTAAATATTATTGGTAAACAATTAAATACACTTACATTAGCATTAACCGGATTAAATACATTTCTTAGTATAAGTCAAACAGTTATAGATGCTTTAAAAACTACAAAAACAGCAACATCATTGGCTGTTAAAACTGTACCTAGTCCTCCTGGTGTTCCTGGTGTTGTTACTTCAACATTAAGTGATTTAGAAACTATAATAAATAAATCAACATTTGAAAAAGATGGTACACCACGTTTACCCAAAATTGCTAATTCAATAGCATCTGCATCACTCGCAATATCATTAGTGAACCTATATATACAACAGATAGTAGGAATATTGTCAGCTTTAGATATTAAATTAAAACAATGTGCCCCTGATTTAGCAGGTAATGTATCTAATACCCCACCAAACGCTCCAGTATTCCCCGGTTTAACACCAATTTCAAATGATTTAATATCTATAGCAGCTCAACAAACTCAAGCAGATAATACAATTAATCAAGTTACATATGCTGGATTCTTAATAGAAATTGAAGAAGTACCATACACTCCAACAGTAAATCGTAGAAGAGCTGTGGGGAAAAATCAAAGTGGTATTATATTAGTACAAACCGAACTATCATTCACAACACAAGATTTAATATTAATTAATGAACTTAAATTAATAATTGATAGAGATAATTTAAAAGCTTATTAAACCCAATATTTATAACATATGGACGTTACAAAATTTAAAAAAATCATTAAAGAATCAGTAAAAGAAGTAATTCAAGAAGAATTACGTGATATCTTACTTGAAGCCGTTAAAGCTCCAAAAAATGTAGTTACAGAAAGTGTGCAACCTTTTAATACACAATCTAATACCCAATCATCTAAACAACTAACTCCATCTGAACGTAGAGCAATGTTTGGCAATATACTTGAAGACATGCAAAACGGAGGGATAGCATCAACTGAAAACATACCATTTAGATCAGCAGGACCTGTTGATCCTGTAAATGGACAATTACCTGAAGGTGAATTAGGATTAGATCAGATAATGGGTTTAATGAATAGATAATGGCATTCGGACCTAAAAAAATATTTCCTATTGATACACAGCCGGGAACGGCTGTTGGAGTAAGCATTCCTTTTAATGCCCCTGCGGTATTTTTTTCTACATATACTACTAAAGATGCTGTTAGAAATAATTTACTTAATTATTTTTTAACTAATACTAGTGAAATATATTTAAATCCAACGTTTGGAGCTAATTTAAGAGCATTCATTTTTGAACAAATTACTAGTGGTAATTTAGATGGACTTAAACAAGATATACAATCAAAAATAGCTTTATATTTTCCTAATGTTTTTGTAGCTTCTTTAAATATAGAATCAGATACTGATAATAATGAAGTCACAATGGTTTTAAAATATAATATCATAGACACAGGAATCTCAGACCAAGTACAAATAACCTTCCAATAATGGCTACAAATAATAATACTAAAAAAGATATAAAATACATAAATAAGGATTTTACTGAGTTAAGAGCCAGTCTAATAAACTATGCTCAAACGTATTTTCCTACAACATATAATGACTTTAGTCCTACATCTCCTGGTATGATGTTTATGGAGATGGCATCTTATGTTGGTGATGTTTTATCTTTTTATCTTGACAATCAATTTCAAGAAAATTTCTTACAATATGCTCGTCAAACAAATAATTTATTTGAATTAGCTTATATGTTTGGGTATAAACCAAACGTAACACAAGTAGCAATAACAGAAATTGATTTTTATCAACAAGTTCCATCAATATCCTCAGGAGGTCAATATATACCTGATTATAATTATGCTTTAGTTGTACCAACTAATTCCACAGTATCATCAACATTGACAAATGTAACAACAACATTTTTAGTAGAAGATCCAGTAGATTTTACTGTGTCCTCATCTCAAGATCCAACAGAAGTAACTGTATATTCTGTGGCTGGAAGTAATCCAACTTATTTCTTACTTAAAAAAACAAGAAAAGCAATATCATCAACTATTAACACAACAACATTTAGTTTTGGTAACCCACAGAAATTTACAACTGTTGATTTAATTGGTAATAATATTATAGGTATATTAGATGTATTTGATAGTGATGGCAATCAATGGTATGAAGTAGACCATTTAGGTCAAGAGATGGTTTATAATTCTATTAAAAATACTAATCCTAATGATCCTAATTTTTATGTTAATCAAGGTAACGCACCTTATCTTCTTAAATTAGAAAAACAACAACGTCGATTTGTAACACGTTTCTTAAACTCAACAACACTACAATTCCAGTTTGGTGCAGGTACAGTAAATGATTCTGATGAAGAAATAACTCCAAACCCAAATAACGTTGGTATAGGTTTACCATTTGAAAAAACAAAACTTACAACTGCTTATTCTCCATCTAATTTCTTATTTACAAAAACATATGGTATTGCACCATCTAACACAACATTAACTGTAAGATATTTAACAGGCGGTGGTGTTACATCAAATGTTAATGCTAATGTTTTGAATACATTAAATTCAACTCCTACATTTTTGAATTCTAATTTAAATTCTACAACAGCTACAACTGTATTTAATTCATTAGCTGTTACTAATCCATTAGCAGCTGATGGAGGAGGTGATGGAGATACAATTGAAGAAATTAGACAAAATTCTATGGCGAATTTTGCATCACAATTACGTAATGTAACCCAAGATGATTATTTAGTAAGAGCATTATCTATGCCAGCTAAATATGGTGTTATATCTAAAGCTTATATTGAACCAACTAAACGAGACGCTTTAATATCAACTGGAGAATCTAATTCAGTATTAGATCTATATACCTTAAGTTATAATAGTGACAAAACACTACGTACATGTTCAGATGCTTTAAAACAAAACTTAACAACATATTTATCTCAATATAGAATGATTGGTGATGCTGTTAATATTAAAGATGGATTTATAATTAATATAGGTGTAAATTTTGAAATAATAATATTACCTAATTATAATAATAATGAAGTATTAATTAAATGTATTGACGCTTTAAAAGTATATTTCGCTATAGATAATTGGCAAATTAATCAACCTATAATATTAAGAGAATTATATATCTTATTAGATAAAATACAAGGTGTTCAAACTGTTAAGAATATTGAGATAACAAATTTAGTTGGAGAATATTTAGGATATAGTCCTTATGCTTACGATATTAAAGGAGCTACATCAGCAAACGTAATATATCCTTCACTTGATCCATCTATATTCGAAGTTAAATACTTAAACCAAGATATACAAGGTAAAGTAGTACCACTATAATATTTATAATCAAAAATAATGGCCGTATATAAAATATTCCCTACTCAAGATGCTACTCTGTATTCAATGTTTCCCCAAATGAATACTGGGTTGGATGAAATTATTGAATCTACTCAAACTCAAATAGCAACTGAAAATAACAGTAACCCACAAGTAAGTAGATTTCTTATTCAATTTTCACAAGATGAAATTAATGATATTATAGAAAATAAAATGGGTATTAGCAGCTCAGCCCAGTTAATGAATACATCATCTTGGAGCGCGACTTTAAATTGTTTTATTTCTACTGAAACTGGATTAGCATTAGACACTCAAATTGATTGCTTTCCTATATATGGAAATTGGGGTATGGGTACAGGTAAATATTTAGATGAGCCTGAAATATCTAATGGAACTAGTTGGATATGGTTAGACTATTCCGGTTCTACTAGGTGGCTAACAGGAAGTTTCCCAGCTAATAGAACTGGTTCATTTAATACTAGTTATGCTCAAGCTGGTGGAGGAAACTGGTGGACAGGATCTAATGTTAATTATTTTAATTCTAACCTATATCCTATAACAGCCTCACAAATATTCAGTTATTCTAGTGATAAAGATGTTAATTTAAATGTTTCTAATATAATAAGAGCTTGGTACACAGGAGCAATTTCAGACGATGGATTTATAGTAAAATTATCCCCTGCAACTGAATTTATAAGTAATATTAATGTTCAACCTGAACTTAAATTCTTTTCAGTTGATACTAATACAATATACCCACCATTATTAGAATTTAAATGGAGAGATTACATATGGAATACTGGATCTTCAACATTAACAATACTTAAAACACTCCCAGCTGTAATAACATTAGCCCAAAATCCAGGTTATTTCTATTCAGGTAGTGTTAATAGATTTAGAATAAATTCTAGACCAGAATATCCACCTCAATTATGGCAAACATCATCAGTTTACACTCAAAATTATTATTTACCTACAGCATCATATTGGGCTATTAAAGATTTAGATACAAATGAATTTGTTATAAATTTTGATAATCAATTTACTCAACTTAATGCTGACTCTAGTGGTAGTTATTTTGATTTAAATATGAATGGATTACAAACTGAAAGATATTATACTGTTTTAATTAAAACCACAATCAATAATTCAACAATAGTATATAATGATAATTATAGTTTTAAAATAATTAATGGATAATGGCAGATCAAATAATAATATTAAAACCATCATTTAATAAGAGTTCTTATGAAAAAGTAATTGACACATCTTTTAGCCAACTTACCCAACCTACTATAAATACAGCAGCAGATCAACCTATATCTGTACAACAATTCTTTACATACTATCAACAATTATTCTTTACTATACCTAAATTTGGAGAAGTCAATTCCCATGAGTATCTTGTAAAGACAAGTACTGAATATATTGGAGAAACATCAAATGAAAATGATGAATTAATACAATCACTCCTTGAAGAAATAAACCAATTAAGACAAGAAAATTTTGATTTACAACAAAACGTCTTAGACTTAACAAATATATAAAATATGGCCGAAATTGTTAACATACAGAGTTTAGACGCAGTAACATTTGAACTCCAAACTTACACTCCAGATGATATTAATCTCATCTCTACAACAGATACGTTTGAGAATTTTGATTCAACTACGGATCATATAGAATATTTCATATATGATTTAAATAATAATATATTATTTTCAAATACTATTGGATATCTACAATTTACTTTATTAAATAATAATCTTTTTATAGATCCTGAAAATGATTTAAAAACTCAAGGTTATACTGAAGGAAATTATAATACATTATATAATTTTTTAAGAAATAGAGCAGGTTCAAGTCCTCTTAATCGTTATTATATAGACCAAATTAGTTCAGATAGAACTGAAGTTAGACTTAATACAACTGTTATTCCTAACGGTGAAGTGATAACAAGTGTAAGTGATTTTATTACTTATAGAAATTCTAGTGGTTTATTTATAGATTTTTACCTTGATTTTGGTGATAATAACCTCATTATTGCTAATAATATTTTATTAGATGTTACTACTAACCCAAATGATCCAACAGTATTAATTAAATTATATGAACCTTTACCTAACAACTTCAGCATTCAATCACAATGTTGGGTAGTAGAATCTATAGCTGAACCAGTTGCTTATAATATTAATATTATCCAAACATTTGATGAATTAGATCAAAATATTTATCTTAGAGGTCCTAACACTAACATAGCAATAAAAGATCAAATTAATAATTCTACCCCATATGTCACGTATAATAGTTTAACTTCAAATACATCACCTTTAGGATCAAATAGTCTACAATACCAGATTAATAGTATATTAGCCGAAAAAGGTTTAGAAATAAATATAAACTATTCAGATTACTCTGAATTTGTTTTTTTCTCTTCAGCTAAAACACGGTTAGAAAATTTTTATTATAAATTATCTTTAATTGATCAATATCAATCAAATGCTAACTTAATCACAAGTACAACGAACTCTTTTATTATAAATAGTAGTAATATTTGGACAAATAAAATAGATGAAATTATAACAGGATTTGATGGATATGAGTATTATCTATATTATGAATCAGGTAGTACAGCATGGCCTAAAACTAACTCTACATACCCATATATAAATTCATCTCCTAACTCAGTTAACGGTTTAGCATTTTTAGCATCACAATCAATAGTTGCTGAAGATTATGATTCACAAAATAATAATCGTTTAATAAACGCTATACCATCATATTTAACAGATGATTCAAATAACGATCAATATATATTATTTGTTGATATGGTTGGTCAAAACTTTGATAGTGTTTGGGTATATATAAAAGATGTAACAAATAAATATAATGCTGATAATCGTGTTGATCATGGTGTATCTAAAGATTTAGTAGCAGATGTTTTAAGAGATTTAGGAATTAAAATATACCAAAACAACTTCTCAACAGACGACTTATACTCAGCTCTATTAGGTATAACACCTTCAGGTAGCTTATATAATTTACCTTTTACAACAGGATCATTACCTGTTCCAACAGGTTCTTTTTTAGATTATATTAACACTTACGTTACAGCCTCAAGTACAGGTTCATTGGATCCTACATTTGATATTAATGCTGAAACTTATAAACGTATATATCATAATTTACCTTATATTTTAAAGAAAAAAGGTACGCCTGAAGGTTTACGTGCTTTAATAACATCATATGGTATACCAGATACCATTTTACGTATAAATGAGTTTGGAGGAAAAAATAAAGATTCTAACACTTGGGATTACTGGCAAGATGAATATAATTATGCTTACAACTACACATCTTCAGCTCCTACAGCTCCTGCTGTAAGAACAAATTTTCAACTTAACTCAAATTGGAATTCTGTTATTAATAATAATAGACCAACTACACTACAATTTAGATTTAAAGTAGCAAATACTGAAGATATTTTTACCAACACTAAAACAACATTATGGTGTTTAGATAATGGGATTGATAAACCATGTGTAGTATTAAATTATACTGGATCTGGCTTAACTAGTGGATCATATGCTGGTTCAATACCTGACCCTTACAATCAATATGCAGAGTTAAAATTTTTTGGACCAAGTCTTCCTGCACTTACCCCAACATTATATTTACCTTTTTTAAATGAAGATTGGTGGTCAGTAACGTTAACAGTTACAAGTACAACTGCTACAATATATGCTGGTAATATTCAATATGATGGATACGACGGAAATAAATTAGGATATTATGCATCCGCATCATATACTTATTCTTTAGGTGGTTTTTCTGGATGGACAAATGCCGTAACATCATCATTCTTACCTTCTGCCTCAACATATAATTCAATTCAATACAAACCATTATCTGGTTCATTACAGGAAGTACGTTATTATGGAAATTTAGCATTAAACGAATCTAGTATTAAAGATTATATCATGAACCCATACTCTATTGAAGGGAATGGAGTTGGAGATGGATATGATTATTTAGCTTTTAGATTACCATTAGGTGGAGAACTATATACAGGTAGTACATCTATCCATCCTAAAATTACTGGTTCTTGGACAACAACATCATCTTTTGTATCTACTAGTACTGCTAGTATAAATTTAACAGATGGACAATTTGTCTCTAATACAGAAACATTCTTTTATGACCAAGTACCCGCAGGTATACAAAACGCTGTATCTGAAAAAATCCAAAATAAAAATATAGTATTACCATACTCGGGAAGTGATAGTAACATACCTGATAATAAAGTTTTATCACCATTTGTATCAGTTCAACAACAACCATCAATAAGTAGTTCTTATACTAATAATGTTGATTATGTTGAAGTAGCATTCTCACCTCAAAACGAAATAAACGACGATATCAACGATACATTTGGATATTTCAATATGGGTGAATATATTGGTGATCCACGTTATATACCGTCTAGAAATACTAGTTATACCGCATTAGATACACTACGTAACACATATTTTGAAAAATATAAGTCAAATTATAACATTTGGGATTATGTAAGACTTATCAAATTCTTTGATAACTCTTTATTTAAGATGCTTCAAGATTTTGTTCCTGCACATACCGCTCTAGCATCAGGTGTTGTAATTAAACAACATTTATTGGAACGTAATCGTTACCCAACTCCACAAATGGATTTATATACAACCCAATCTGTTTATGGTAGTGGTAGTACTCCAGTATGGAATAGTCCTAATGTATTTGAAGATATAACAATAACAGGTTCAATACGAGGTATACCTGGAATACTAGATGGTCAAAGAATTTACACATCATCTACAGATTACGAATCATTTCCTATTGAACAAGTAACAGGTAGTTCTGGTGGAGTAATGCCTGAATTTAATGGAACTGCATCTACTGACTTATATGTTAATATTACTCAAAGTTGGAGTGGTACTACACCTAGTTTAGTTGGTAATGTAGTATTTACTCAATCAAATCAAGATGAATTTTTCAATGGTGAACTTAGTGGTTCAGTAATTACAGTTTCAAACGGTAATCTAACCGACCCAGATTGTGAAATATATTTACGTGCTAATACAATAGAAACTAAATATAAACCTATTTTTTATAAGTCAACTCAACTTTTAGGTTCTGATAATTCTCTTAACGTATTTCTTAACCCAAATACGTCACCTAATCCAGGTGAAATATATTTATATTGGGATTTTGGAAGTTACAATGCACCAACTTATAATGATGGTGGTAACAATAATAATACTCAATAATAAATAATAAATATGCCTAATACACCAGTATACACAGACGGAGTAAAATATATTAAAATCGCTAAACAAGATAGTGGTAGTTTAGATAATTCAATTGAATTACAAAATCTAACTGATATTAGAATTAAGTTTTCTGATATAAATAATGCTGTACAATATAATGTAGTATCTATATCAGAATACTCAACATACTATCTTTATAAGATAGTTCCATTAAATGTAACTTCATCTGCTGATCAAGAGATATTAGATTATGTAGTAAATGGATATAAATCTACTCCTCAAAATTACTTTAATAGAGAATTTACAGTTAATAGCTATAATAGTGCAACTGCTAATTCATTAGGATATCTTAATATATCTACAGGTGAATGGACCTTAGGTAATACACCAAATGTTTCCATGGATGTTGAAGTTGTTATAAGTTTTTCATGGTCCCCAGATAGTCCCCCATATTCTCAAGTATCTGGAAGTATATCATTGTATAATTTAAATAACGGTACTTCTTTTAGACTAAGTCCAGTTCCTCTAGCTCAAATCCCATCATTTGGAACAAATAGTTGGAGCGCTTCTGGTTCATTTACTCCAATAGAAGGAGATAAATATGTTGTGAAAATTGATACAGGAGTAATTGGAACTGGTGGAGTAACTGTCACATTAAGTAGTGCGAACCTTTATATTACCCAATCATACGCCCCTGAAGCTTCAAACTACGATATAACTGTACTTGAACCATATGCTAGTTACAATTTTTATAATAGTGACTGTAATGTTATTCAAAACAATGTTGATGCAAACAATATTAGTGCATTATACATGGATGTTGATTTTAATGGTGGTCAAATAGTAGCTCAAAATCAAGCAGCTATATTAAATGGTAGCGCACCTCGTGCTCAAGTACAACCATGGAACTATTCATATTATTCTCAAATAAGTGGAAGATATGTTGGTAAACAACAAAATGCTATAGCTTTAAATGTTTATACAAGTGCTAGCCAATTTACAACAGCTTCAGTATATGGTTATACAGGATCTTGGCCTGGAGATTCAGTATCTCCTACTTCTACTAATCCAAATTCTAGAAGAATGCTCCAAAAATCCTCTCCAGGCAATGTAGTAATACAATGGTTAGATAGTTGCATATATGAAATGAATTGGGGTGGTCCTGGGTATCCTGAAAATGTTAATGGTGGTGGGTTAAGTATGGGTAATATTTATTTAGTAGGTGAAACTAGAGATGATGTTGCTGTTATTAAACCAGGAACTGACATATATTATGATATTTTAGAAAAAACATTTCCATCTGGTTCACCAGCATTTCAATATCAATATACTAATTCTCCAACATTACCTACTCAGCTTAATATAACGTACCCATCATTAACATTACCTAGTGCAACTTATTATTTAGCATCTAATTATATACAACCAACAGCAGGACCTCTAATCCTTGTTGGTGGTTATGTTACAGGTTCTGTTAATGGAAGTAATCCACCACCACCAGCAGCTGCGGGAACTGGTTCAGTAGTTACAGCATCTTGGGCAGAATTAAATTTTGATCCAATATATTCTGCTTCTGTAGCATCTAATCGTATTTATAAAGTAACAGTTTCTGCTTCTGTACTAATGCCAGGATTTGCGGTTAACAATATTAATAATTTTTTAGCGCAAGCCATCGATTTAACCTATGCTAATCAATTAACTCAATTCACTACATATAATTCTACAACAGACTCTATTTCTTTTTTCTTTACTGGTGCCGCTGGTTTAGGACCATGGAATACAAGTAATCCTTTTCAAAATAGAAGTATAATTAATGCATATTACAGTATAGCACAATCATGGGGTACATTTTATCCTACAGGTTCACCATCCTTTATGAATGGCACCCCATATATTTATATTCAAGATAATCAAAGTACTTACATTCCATCAGCTGATATAAGTATCAATGGAAATTTATTCCAAAATACATCATCACTTATAGAAAATACTTATTTTTTAGATAATTTAAATGATGGGGGTAGATATTTTGTAAGTTTTTATAGTGGTAGTGGACCTATCACTAATTTAACAGGAGGTTTACCATCAACTTGCAATACAACATTACAGCAAGTTGGATTTCCATTTGAAATAGATCAATATATTAGTCCTGGTCCTGGTGATAATTATATAACATTTAAAAACGCCGCTGCTATAAAATATTGGTTTAAAACAGGATCAGCTTATTCTTCATTAATCTCTCCTATTTTTATAGGAGAATATTCTGGTTCAAGTAACGCAGGTATTTTAGTCACTAAAGCCCAATATCCAACAAATGGTTTAACTATATTTGGTCTTCCAAACTCAAATTTTGCAGGTGCAGGAAAGGGTTATATATTATCACAATACCCTAAACAGGTAATAACTCAAAACCTAGACTATATTCTTAAAACATATGGTAATCAACCAACATAAACTATATTCTTAAAAAACATATGGTAATAAACCTTAACTTTAACATATTTATAATAAACAAACAATTAAAATGGGATATTTAAATAACACTATTGTAACAGTAGATGCTATCTTAACAACTAAAGGTCGTCAACTTATGGCTCAAAATAACGGAACGTTTCGTATAACACAATTTGCATTAGCAGATGATGAAATTGATTATACATTATACAACCCAAACCATCCTTCAGGTTCTGCATATTATGGAGAAGCTATAGATAACATGCCTTTACTTGAGGCTTTTCCTCAAGAAACTCAAACAATGAAATATAAATTAGTTACATTACCTCGTGGTACAGCTAAATTACCTATATTAGATTTAGGTTTACCAGCTATTGTAATCAAACAAGGTGTTTCATTAGCTATTACTCCCCAAACATTAAATTACTTAGGTGGTAATACATTTGAAACAAGTGGATATACAGCTACAATAGGTGATGTTAGAACAATGCAAACGTTTGAAGGTGTTGGTATCAATACTCCAGCTGCTACTGCTTTAAATACAACTACAACATTAGGTACAAGCGTATCTAAAACAGTAGTTGGTGCCACTATAAATTTACGTGCAACCACAGTAAACACGTTATTTGGTAGTAATACAGCATTGTATACTACACTAACTGTAATTGGTAGAGATAGTGGTGCTAGATTATCTATTCCTGTAACTGTAACAAAAGTATCCTAAAAATATTATAAAAATAAAAATATATAAACATGGCATTTAGTCCTTTAGCCCCTGAAGATTTTGTAGTGAGTTCTGATGCTATATCAGCAACTTTATGGTCAAACGGGAGTCCAACATTAACTACATTTTTTTCCTCATCAACTCAAGAAGCTGGTTCATCAGGTGATTTTTACTTAAACGTATATCAAACTGCATCTACTGATGCTGCTGCGTCTATTCAATTTGCTATAGCTTATGGTAATGCAAATGGTAGTGGTAGTACTAATTATAACCAAGCAGTTAATGGTAAATCTCCTACAGGTACTATTTTTGGACAGTGGCAAGATTTAGTTATTGGTGATGAGAATACAAATTTTGCATTCGGAACAATAATATCATCTCAATTTTATGCTTTAACATTTGATAGAACACGATATAAAGAAGCTTTATTTTTAGGCTCATTATCTCTAAGATTATCAGGTAGTTCTGGCTCAATAACTTTAACAGATGATAGTAATTATGTTACTACAGTTCAATACACTGAAGCTGGTAGAGTATTCCAACTTATAACTGGTTCTCAAGGTACTAAAGCAACTATTACTGCTCGTAATACAGCAGCTGGATACTCAGCAAATTCTGGTTCATATGGTTGGTTATTACCTGATATTGGTTCCATTATCTTAAATCCTTTAGCATTAGCAGATTTTGCAACAAGTGGGGGTATAGGATTTCAATATAGTGGTTCAGCAACTGGTTCTTTAGTAAATGGACCTGCAACTCCACCTAATAGAAGTATGTTCCAAGCTATAAGTGGAGCAGCAAGTTTCTCAATCAACAGTCAAGAAACAATAACATCAGATTATATCTTTGTAAGACCTAGAAGTTCAGAATATAACTATTCAGAAAATCCATCTTATATTTCGGGTTCAACTGGTGAAGTATTATATCCTTATTTCATTAACAATCCACAAACATATATTACTACAATTGGATTATATAATGATACAAGTGAATTACTGGCTGTAGCTAAATTATCTAGACCATTACTTAAAAATTTCACAAAAGAAGCACTTGTAAGGATTAAGCTTGATTTTTAGAGAATGATAGCATTTAAACAACTTTTAGCATCTGATGTCATAGTGACACCATTCGAAGTAAACAAATCGTTTACTTTTAGTGGTTCTGGTATGATTGCTCCTACTGTTGGTATAGATAGATTTTTGGGTAAGAATATAAATTCAAGACCCTTTATATCTGGTTCAAACCCAACAACAGGATACATATCAACCCAAGATCAAGAGTTAGTATATGATTCAATACAACAATTATATTATAGTAATTATTTAAGTTCTAGTTATGGTGATAATGTAAATACATCAAGTATAATCCCTGGAGTAAATACAGGTAGTAATGTATTAGTAGGTACAACTCCATCTCCAGGAATGTACGATACTTACAACCAAACCACATTAACGTTTGCTAAATCGTTTCCAACTGGATCTAATAAATTTGTTGGAGTAATATCAGTCCCATCTCGATTATTTGGAGATTATATATTACCAAACTCATTTAGATATTCTTTCACTTCAGGTAGTACTTTTGTACTTACAGATGATGGTGAGGGTAATTTAAAATCAGGCAGTGCTATAGTAGGAAATATATTTTATCCACATGGTATGATTACTATAACAGATCAAGGTTTAGCATCTGGTTCAATTGTTTCATCAAATGTAACATGTTCATTTTCTTCTTCTTACATGATATATGAAACACAATATAAATGTACATTTAGAGAAAATGAATTTAACTACACATTAAATCCAACTCTTCAATACGACACAAGTGGTTCAGTATATTCTTACACAACAAGTTCACAATGGGCTCCTTATGTATCAACCGTTGGTTTATATGATGAAGCACAAAATCTATTAGCTGTAGGTAAATTATCTCAACCATTACCAACCAGTGCTACAACAGACACAACAATATTAATAAATTTAGACATGTAATATGGTTCAAATAGAAAAATGTACCTATGTTGAAGATCTCATAAACAATCCAGATTTCAACACAGACGAGTACTACGGTTATGTTTACCTAACAACCAATTTAGAAACAAATCGCCAATATATAGGTAAAAAAATATTTAAACACACCCAAAATAAAAAATTAGGTAAAAAAGAATTAGCTGCCTTACCTACTCAACGTGGTCGT